AAGATTACGATTACTGGCTCCAAAATGATGCTGCAAACGCGTATAACCAAGCTGCTCAAATTGCTGCTGGCGGAACTATTGGTGTTCAACCCCCACGCTACATCTACAGAACCCAAGACATGAAATTTGGATTATCCGATGTTTCCGACCAAGCGTATACCGTGTCGTATGAATATTGGGGATATCCTGCGGAACTATCCGCATATAGCGACACAGTTACTATTCCTTCCCGCTTTGATCACGTCATAGCCAAAGCTGCGATTGCACGCTGTTATGCGTTTAGAGGCAATCTTCCGATGACTAACTTATACAACAAGTGGAAAGATGATGGCATCTCTAAAATGAGGGAGTTGCTTATTAACCGTTATAAAGTTGTTCGTGACGGAAGAGTTGGTAGACGCGGCTAATGGCGATTGGACAAGCTGGCGAACAATCTGAGTGGAGAACTAAGTCTATCGCCATGCAAGGCGGTATGCGCTTTGATCTTGTTCCTGTTCTTAGAGATAATACTGCCCCCGGTAGCCTAATTGACTCACAGAATTTCCAAAGTGGCTTAGTTGGCGGGTATCAGAGAGTTTCAGGATATCAGAAGTTTGATACTTCTGTGGTTCCCGGCACAGGCAGAGTTCTTGGAAGCTTCGTATTTAACCTTGGCGTAATCGCTTGTCGCGGCGACAACGTATACTTCGGTACGGGTAACTACTTCAGCACATACTCTGGTTGGGGCTCCCCTATCAATCCTAGCGCCCGCACTGGTGCTGGGCAGTACAGAGCTAGAGCCTATCGTTGGAGTACATCTAGAATAGCTCTTGTCGATGGTGTGAACTACCCAATGAAGTACGATGGTACCACTGCGGTAGACCTTACCAATGCTCCCCAGGGCGCTACGTGCTAGTGCGAGTATAACAACGCCCTGTTCTTTGGTAAGAATGGAACTCTTAGCGGAAGTGCCCCACTTGACGATACTGTGTATTCTGCCGGTGCCGGTGGCTTCGAGTTAGTTGTTGGTGACAAGATTACAGGGCTTAAGGTGTTCAGAAATGAACTGTATATCTTCTGTAATTCCAGCATCGGTAAGTTATCAGGTACAAGTGCTACGGACTACGTGTACACACAGGTTACTTCTGATATCGGTTGTAGCTACCCAGATACCATTCAAGAAATGGCCGGGGATATTTACTACTTAGCTCCTGATGGTATTCGTACTGTATCGGCAACGGCTAGAATTGGAGACGTTAACTTAGCTTGTCTAAGTAATCCTATTGTAGACTTCATTAGTAATAACTTAGCTCTATATAAAAACGATCAGATTCTTGCTACGGTTAATGACGTTAGATCACAGTATAGATTATTCTTTTGTAGTCAGTACGACACGCAAAGCCCTGGCTTAAATATGTGTCTTACCAACTCCAATCCTAATATGTACGGAGAAGGTAACGCTTACGAGTTCTTTAAGCTGCTGGGTTTCCAAGTATCTTCGTGTGATCACGGCGTATTATCTGATGGTATTAATCAGCTTGTTGTTCATGGCGGTTACGATGGGTATATCTACCAGCAAGAGTACGGAAATAGCTTTGATGGTGCAAATATACCAGCGTACATTCAACTTCCTTACCTTGTGTTTGATGATCCTTCCTTACGCAAAGTACTCTATAAGCTTCGTTTGTATGTTACCGTTGATGATGACGCGATTGCTAATCTGACAGCGCAGATTGGTTTAGACGATAACGACCCAACTGTTCTTCAGCCACCAAGCATTAGCATGACTAGTAACTTCCCATCTACAGTCGCTATCTACGGCTTTAGCGGGTCTTTATATGGGCAAGCTAAGTACGGACAAGGCGCTGCAAGTAACTACCTAGTTAATCCTGTTGGTGCGGGTTACAACATCTCTATTAAGATTTCTTCTAACGATACACTACCAGCGTATACACTCAGAACTGCTATTTTAACTTATGGACTTGAGGCACGCCAATAAATGACAGCCAATGGCTACACTAGACAATCTGCGGCACAAATTGTGGACGGACAGGTTATCAACGCCTCCGATTCCAATAATGAGTATAATGCTCTGCTTGGTGCTTTTAACGGAACTACTGGACACGATCACTCTGGCGGCACTGGATTAGGACAAAAGATCAACCTTACAGGCGCTAGTATTGGCGTTACTGGTGTTCTTGATCCTAGCGTAGGCGGTATCTACGTAACTACCACAGACCCTACAGCAGCCAACGCTTCTCCTACCTATGTTAAAGGTTGCGTGTGGTTAAATACTACCAGCGGCGCTGTATTCATTTGTGTGGTAGATACGGCTGCGGCTGCTGTCTGGTACAGACTTCCGGCTAGTACTATTACAGGCGCTACTACGGTTCCTGGAACAGCCAATGACGTTACCCAAGGGTACAAAATAGGCTCTATTATCTATAACAGTACACAAGGCTGCTTCTACCTTTGTACATCTAACACTGCTAGTGCAGCTACTTGGACGGCACTTGCTACAGGAAGAGTTTTTGTTAGTGCTTCTGCTCCTGGAGTTAATGATGACAATACTAAAGGATACCAACCCGGCTCCGTTGGTGTAGAGACTACTACCCCAAATACTTATATTTGTGTGTCTACTGGAACTGGCGCTGCTGTTTGGCAAAACGTTACTTTCAATGTTGGGTTTGCATCTATAGCAGCCCAGGTTTTTGGCTAAGGAGATATAATGGCTACAACTGCAATTACTCGTAAAAAGCTTTCTGGTTCCACTAATGGAAAAGGTATTCTTGTAACAGGAACCGCTACCGGAGCTTCCCAGACTGTTCATGCCGTATCCGCCAATCAAGATGAATTACATATTTGGGCTACTAACGCTGACTTAGTAAATGATTATGCTGTGGTAATTGAAATGGCGGGAACTACCGATCCCCAAGACACTATTAAACGTACTATTCCCGCTGGTAACACTTTAAAGGTGGTTGATGGTATCACCTTATCTAACTCGGCGGGTACTGTCAAGGCGTGGGGTGTTACCACGGGCAGTAAGATTTCTTTGTTTGGTCATGTGAATGAGATTGTGTAATGTCGCGTGGTGATTCTTTTGGTGAAAACTTATCTGCTTTAAAGTACGCAAGAGATAGAAATATAACTTCTTTACCTATGTGGGGAAATAAAGCGCCTAAATACATTACGGGTGCGTACTATTTGCCTGTTGGGTATGCGCAAAGAGATGCGGCCATTACCTGTACGGCAACTAGATGTTCTTATGTTCCCTTAATCATTTGGGAAAATAGAACGTTTTCTGGTGTTTCTGTGTATAATACTAGTGCTGCGGATACTGGCAAGAAAATCCGTATCATGGTGTTTAGAGATGACCTATCTACTGGTGGCCCAGGAACGCTAGAAAAAGATTTTGGTGAAATTACTCTGACTGCTGCTGCTGCTTTACGTACTCTTAGTTCTTCTTGGGCCGCTGTTACAGGTGTGTACTGGCTTGCTTTCTGGAGCGACTCTGCTACCAACGTTGAAGGAATGGCCCCCTTCGATTTTCAATCTATTGTGGGGTACTCCCTTAGCCCAAGTATATCTTGCTTTGTTGGTAGTTTAAACGCACCAGTAACAGGCGATACGGGTAATTTACATACATTTTCACATTATGTTGATACTGCTTATGGTGCCGCGCCCTCTACTGCTGTAGCCCCCACAGCATCTTACGCCTACCGCGTAAACACTACTGCTGCCGTGGGTGCAACTCCTGCTGTTTGGTTGAAAGGGTAATAGAATGGAACTTATTTACGTTGATGAACAGATTGTAGACGTTAAAATTTCAAATTCAGTCTTACAAAATAAACTGACTAGCCAAGAAAAGCTTACGTTTTTTGCCTGCGAATATCCTAACGCTACTGTGTGGAAAAATATTAATTGGTTAGAAGTTGACGCTAGAAATCAAGATGACACACCTAAGACAACTCTTCAATTGACTGTACAAAGTATGGTTTCTGAAGGACTTATCACACAGCAACGTGCGGACGAATTGGTAGCGTAAATGGAACACCCTGTACTTAAAGCAACCGGAGATATCGCAGCCTGGACTATAGTTGCTGCTGTAGCTATGGGGGTATTGACTAAGGTAGCTGTTATACTTGGTATTGCATGGCATATCTGTCAACTATATGGCTTCTTTGAAAAGAGAAACCGTAGAAATAAGGGCGCTAGAACCAGAAAAACGGATAAGGAATAATGGCAACCGAAGACGAATTTAATGATCCAAACTATATTCCTACGGATACTGCCACCACAGGAGATAGTCCTGGCGGCGGTTCTCCTGCGCAAACGAATAATGATACTGCACAAGGTCAAACCGCTCAACCTCCAGCTATTCTACAGCAAAACCAGGATAACATAACTACCCCTAAATTACCAGAGGGGGGTACTGCTACTGCTATTGAACAAACTCCTGGCGGCGGAGAAATCAGCGATATCTATGGTCACAATATTGCTGCCCCTACGGTAGTTAATGCAGCGGGTGGCAATGTCGTAACTGCGGAAAAAGCCAAAGATGCACAAGCTAAAAACGTTACTGCCGTAACGGTTGACCCGAATGATAAGAACCTTCAAGTTGACGCTGCTAAGGGTACGTTAAGCGCGGAAGCACAGGTTCAGGCCCAACAGCAAAACGGCTTAGGTACAGAACTTAAGAATACTCTTAGTACGTTTCAAGATGACCTAAATAACATAGGTGTTGATCCTAGATCAACTGTACAGGAACAGTACGCTAAACTTACAGACTTTACCAACGGAACTCCTGCATGGGCTATGGGGGCAATCACTAAAGCCAATCAGGCTATGGCTGCCCGTGGGTTAGGTAATTCTAGTGTTGCCGGTGGTGCTATCGCTACTGCTGTGCTTCAGGCTGCATTGCCTATTGCTGTTCAAGACGCTCAAGTATTCCAAACGATGCAGCTTAAGACGCTTGATCTTAAGGCTCAAACCACGTTCCTGACTGCGGGTTATCTCTCGCAGCTTGATATGAAGAACCTGGATATTCGTCAGCAAACCGCTGTTACGAATGCTCAATCGTTCCTTAATATGGACTTGGCTAACTTAAGTAACGAACAGCAAGCCGCTGTTATTTCTTCGCAAAACAGACTGCAAACTATTCTGTCTAACCAAGCTGCACAGAATGCAGCCGCCCAATTCAATGCTACTGGACAGATGCAAGTTGATCAATTTAATGCTTCTCAAGCTAATAGCATTGCGCAATTCAACGCTTCTCAGACGAACTCCATGCAGCAATTCAACGCTGGACAAACTAATGCCGTTGCACAGTTTAATACTAGTATGCTCCAAGACGCGTGGAAGTTTAACGTTAACAATCAGACTCTTATTGACCAAGCTAACGTTAATTATCTGAGAAACATTAACACGCAGAACACGGCTGCTAAGAACGCTGCTAACTTGGTTAACAGCACTAACCTTGTTAACATTAGCAACACTGCTATGGCTAACGGTATTCAAATGCTGCGTGATCAAACGGCCTTTTCGTTCCAGTCCGGTGAAAATGATAAGGATAGAGCGCAGCAAACTGCTTTGCTCAACCTTCAAAATCAGCAATGGTTTCAAAGGTATGATACACAGCAGCAGGATTCCTTATGGAAATCTGTAGGTAACTTCGTCGCGGGTGCTGCGGGTACTTACGTTAATAGAGGTTTAACAACTGGTAATTGGGGCTTTGGCGGCAGCAGTAATGCAGCTGGTAATGGCGGTCAAAACGCTTCCGGTACAGCCTTTAGTTAACCTCTTGACTTTTCCTTAAAAAGTAGTATAATTGTCCAATGGGACAAAATATAGTAACGATTACAAGAGAAAAGATACTGGAATTAGAAGCACTTATAACAGATGCAGTTAACTCCGGTCAAGTAGAGAATAAGCTAGGGGAGTGCCCAGTACGGCACTTCCAAATTCCTGGGGGGTATGCCAGGGAAATGACCATTCCAGCCCATACGTTAGCCGTTGGAAAGGTTCATAAGCATCCCTGTATTACTATTATATCTCAAGGAAAAGTGCTTATTGCCACAGAGTTTGGTACTGAAACCCACACTGCACCATGTACATTTGTGTCTCCTGCGGGAGTTAAGCGAGTTGCTTTAGCTTTACAAGACACTATTTTAACTACGTTCCATACTGTAAAAGAAACCAACATAGAGGATATTGAGAAAGAGTTAGTATCTACTACATACGACGCTCTCCCACCCTCTAACATTAAACTATTAGGAAACACATAATGGCTTTTGCTTCTATTGCAATCGGGGTTGCTACTAACGTAGCTACGGGACTTGTCAGTAAAGTCTTTGGTGGCGGTGGTTCTAGCGGGGGTGGGGGTCAAGCCCAACAAGTCCCTGTAGAATCCCCTACAACTACGCTCAATAGCGCCAAGTCTGCCTCTTCCACTGGCAGAGTAACACTTAAGAACGATACTAAAGTAGCCCGTGCAGCCACCCCAGGCAATGTCAAATATAAGACCTATGACGATAAAGAAGACCCGTGGGCAAATACTAGAGACTGGTATACTAGCCTTGGTGGTGATCCTAAGAATGTAGACTTCCTTAACACAGAGGATATGCCCTTTTAATGAAACCTATTCTTAATGCCCCAATTCCAGGTCAATCCTGGGCAAATGCCCCTGGTAATATGCCTTGGGACAGACCTCCAAGATTTGCTGATGTTAATGAAGGTTTGATCTATTTGTTCAAGCGCCTGCGACAGCCGGAAACTTCTAAGCAGTTGCTAAACCTAATGGACGCCGGTATGCCCGTGGATATGCTTGCTGAAGGTATTCTTATGTTAGGCTTCCAGAATGGTACCTATGGTGCCCCTGCGTTAATTCCTATGGTTGGTCCTTTGAACGTCATGCTTATTCGTATGGCTGAAATGGCTGGTATTGAGCCTAAGGTTAGCACACAGATGACTAAAGGTAAAGACTTTGATCCTGCTGATTTGATGGCTGCTCAGAAGCGTGTCCAAAACAACACTATGGACAAAGCCAATGCTGGCAATGAGAAGAGTGTTAAGGAGTTAACTGGTAAGAACGTTATGGATAAGCAAGGGTTTATTCCCTTCCGTCCTGTTATGAAGCCGGGAGGTAAGTTACTTTAATGGGTGCTTTTTCTTTTGCTACTGGGTTTTTTGATAAGCTTAATGCTGACAGGGACCTTAATCAACAGAACGATTTGGCTACACAACGTCAGCTTATGAACGTGTGGGCCTCTACTACTTTGCCTATGATCCAGAAGAACAGAGCGGAAGACACTGCTGCTGTAGCTCGTATGAATGACTATATGGGCATTGAGACTTTCCAGAAAAGCCCTGAGTTAGCCTTTATTGCTTCCAAGGCCGTTGGCCGTGGTGAGTACAAGGATGCTAATGACTTCCTTGCTGCGTATGAAAAGGATTCTACCATTGTTCCCCCCGAGGTTAGACAGAAGCAACTTGACGCTCTGAATAAGAGCTTTGAGTATGACACGGATGCTACCAGCGGTAAAGTCACTAATTTTAGGTTCCGTAAGCAGGCAGACAACTCTGCCCCTCTTCCTGGTGCCAATCAAGACAATAGCCTTGCGGGCGCATTCTTCGGTAAGAAGAAGCCTATTGACGTTGCTAACGATGCCAGAACCACGTTCAAGGGAATGACTGGGGAAGACCCTACGGACCCTAATGCGCTTGGCAGCAGATTCAATAGTGTGCCTACTTCAGGTTCGGTTGACATTAAGCCGATTGATACCCGCAAGCAGAAGTATCAAGATATGCAAGCTCAGTTTGTCATGCAGAACGCTGATAAGCTTAAGAACTTGCCGAGCATGATGAAAGCTTTTCAAGAAGGCCCTGAAGCTATTCTTAAGGAAGCGGGTAAGCCGGGTGCTTTCTACACCCGAGAAGACTTGCAGAGCCAAGAGTTTCAGCAAGGGCTTAAGCAGACGTTTATAAAAGCCGCTTTAGATGGTGATTTTAACGACACCAACGGTGCTATTGCTGCTATCGTGAAGGGTAACTTTAACCCAGCTACGTTAGCTAAAGACCTTAAATCTCCTGAAGCTAAGGCTCAAGAAGCTGCCAAAGCTGCTAGCATTAAGGGTCTGCTTAATCCTAACGGCGATATGGACTGGATTGCGCTTATGTCGCAACCAGAGAAGTTTGCCTTGGTTGTTCCCGACGAAAAGGACAGAAAGACCATCTCTCAGAACTTTAAGCTGTACATGAGCAATAAGCTTATGACTGACCAAGTTAGAACTATGGGTGCCCTTGGTGGCGCTGGCGCTGCTGCGCTGGTACAGAAACCTGATGCTGGGTTTAGCTTCGGTGGAAGCTCTGAGCAACCCTCTCCGGCCCCTGCTGCTACGGAACAGCCAGCGTCCACTGCGCCTCCTGCGGAAGCTCCTGCGGGTGGTAAACCTACCAGACTTCCAGGCGCTTTTGGGTTTGATCCTGAGTTTAAACCAGAACCTAATAAAAACGCTAGACTTGGCGAGAGTGCGATAGATGGAACCGTTGATAGAGCTTCTGTACCATTAGCCACTGCTATTAAGACAGAAGACTTAAGTGCCATTGAAAAGGCGAATCCATTTGCTGTGTTAAAGGGACTTTCTTACGCTACCGTTAAAGACCCTGAGAAAATTGTAAGAGCTATGCGCTTTACTGACAATGACGTTGCTAAGCTAAACACTCAGCAATTCCGTAAAGAGTACGACTTTGACAAAGTTGCTAAATACATGCCTTCCTATAAAGACCCTATGACTGCGGTTAAAGAGGCTCCTGTAGGTAGTGTTGTTAAAGTAAACGGACAGTACATTGTTATGACTCAGGCCGTAAAAGACGCGTTAACTACTCAATACGGGAAATAACCTTTGCCTTATTTTGATGATGAAGAGGACAACACTAAGCCAGCCGCTACCGCTGGCACTGTTGCTCCACAAGCACAATCTCCTACGGAAGATTACAGTTGGGATCATGCCAAAACTGATCCTGATTTGCTGCCTGCTATCCATCGCTACGCCAAGAATGTAGAAGGTAAAACCTTTAGGGATGATGCAGAAGCATTCGATTGGTTTACCGGGGACAGACGTTGGAAGGATGCCAATACGGTTTCTGCGCTTAAGGAACTCAACTTCGCTGCTGGCGGTTGGGGCGCTAAACATGCGTCTAAGGAAGACTTACAAGACTTAGCTACCATTCGGGACCGTTGGGATAGACTTCCTGGTGGCCTTAGCAGAATTGCTCATGGTGATATTGCTGGTGGTGCTGAAGCTATTGGTGAAAACTTAGCCAAGGGTTTAGCTGATCCTACCGTACTGTTAGGTGGTTTAGCTGCCAAGGGTGCCAGTAGAGCGGCAACTAAGATGGCTACGGGTATGGCTGTAGATGCTGCCGTTACGGCTGGCGCTAATGCTGCGTACCAGGAAGGCAATATAGCAATCAGCAAAGAACACCCTGAGTTAGGTCTGCAAACGGAACTTGATCCGTGGTCTATGCTTGCCTCCGGGGGTATGGGTGCTGTGCTATCTGCCCCAGGCCACTACTCGGTTGCCTATAAGAAAGACCCTAAGTTAGACATTAAGCAGGCTTTAGAACAAACTCAAGCAGGCTACAAAGACATTAAGAAGCGTGGTATCAATGAAATCTTTACTCCTAAGACTAGAGATAACATGGTGCCTAAGGAAGCTGCTGAAGAGATTGAAAAGATCAATACAGCTAACGAAGTAAAGCCAGAGTATCCTACGGGCGAACCTGTACTCAACTTAAACAACGCAACTGAAGCGCGTATGAAAGACCTCAACTCCCTGGAGGGTACCCTTGCTTCAAAACTTAAAATTCCTTCTCCTAAGATTGAAGAGAAGGCTAAGCAAGTCTACGATTACATCTCTGGTAAGCTTGTCAACATTAATAGCACCACAGATTTACTTGGATTAGTCCAGAACGTTGAAGGTAGATTCGGTGATGAACTGTTCGCCAAGGATGCTACCCAAGGGGTTCAAACCTGGGCTGCTACTGAAGCCGCTGCTAAGAAGGGACTTAAGGGGCAAGACTTAGAGAAAGCTGCCAAGACCATTACGGACTTGCCTAAGAATTATAACCCTAGTGCTGTCGAAAGCAGGGCCGTGGATATTGTTCGTGGTGCCTTGTATAACAAATGGGACGAAGCTGTTGCCAAGCTTGAGAAGGACCCAACCAATACAGACTTAGCAAAGGAGTCCGATAGGCTCTTTGATATGTGGTCTGACTTGGAAGTGAAGAGACAGGCTATGTCCTCGGAAGCTGGTAGAGCTTTGCGCATTCGTGCGTATACTCAGAACACTCCCGAAAGTATCTTTATGAAGGCTGGTCAAGCTGCTTCTAAGGTTCTTAACGTAGCGTCTGGTAACAAGTCCAAATTCTCTATTGATCCGCAGCACGCCATTGATATGCGTAACGCTGTCAAGACACTCACCAATGACGCTGGTGAAGTTGACCCTCTGAAGGTTGACCTGTTCCTTACTAACCTTGAAAACCAAAAGCAAGGTGGTGGGGATATGCTTAGAGAAGCTTGGTACAATAGCCTTCTGTCTAGCCCATCTACCTGGGGTATTAACGCTATAGGTAACGCAGTCACCACTGGTCTTCACATGACGGAGGCTACACTAGGCTCTGCTATGTCTGGGGTTAACCCTAAGTACATCCTTGCGGGCTACTTTAAGTCTATTCCAGAATCTCTCAAGGTTGCTTTTAGAACATTCCGCACGGAAATCCCTAATGACCCTGCCACTCGTATTGAGCTTAAGGAAGCCCAGGCTATTCCTTCGTACATTTGGGATGATGAGAAGCCAGGGCTTTGGAGATTTAGAAAAGCTGGTATTGGTGAAGTGAATGCCTTCGGTGGTAAACAAGCTCGTTTACCTGGGCGTATCCTTATGAGCATGGATGATATGGCTAAGGTTCCTCACTACAGGGCTGGCCTTACGGACGCTGCCATTCAAGAAATCAAAGCTGAAGAAGCTAAGCGTGGTGTTAAGTACACCCAGAATGAATTTCAGCAATTGCTAGACGAAAAGGTTAGCAAGCCTTCTGACAACATGCAGGAGTACGCTCGTAATATCGCTCGTACACTAACCTTCACAAGCCCACTGGGCAAGATTGGTACTGGTATCCAACATATCATTGATGATATTCCTGGTGGTCGCTTAATCGTTCCGTTCGTGAGAACTCCAGGGAACATTGTTAAGTACGCTGCGGATATGATGAGTATCCCTGGAACTCCTCTTATGACTAAGAGAACTGCTGAAGACTTTGCTGCGGGTGGTATCAGAGCCAATAGAGCTAAGGCTAGATTAATCACTGGTTACGGCATCATGGCTGCTGGTTTTTGGGGTGCATTGACTGGTTACGTCAACGGCGCTGGTCCTTCTGATCCAGGTGAAAAGGCTGTCTGGGATACGAACAATCTAGCTTGGTCCGTTAAGGTTGGTAATAGACAAATCCAATGGAATAGACTTGATCCTGTCGCATTGCCTTTCGCTATTGGCGCTGGCGCTACTGACATTATTCGCTCGTTAAACAACGACGATAAAGAGAATGCCTTTTGGGAAACTACGGCAAAGCTGTTCGCTGACGCTGTTCTGGATAAGACTTGGTTCCAGGGCGTAGAGAACGTTATGTCTGCTATTACAGACCCAGAGAAGGGTGGTGCTGGTTTCGTTAATGGCATCGCTCGTACCTTTGTCCCCTCTGTTATAGCCGGTTCTGCGCGTGCGTATGACCCTAGAGTCATGGCTCCACAAACCTTTATGGAAGTCATTCAGGATAGAATCGGGTTTGACCAAAGAAAGAAACTGGCAGCTAAGCTAGATATCTTCGGTAGAGAAGTCCCTGTAGATGTTTGGGGCGCTTCTCCAAAAGACACGGGAGTGGCGGGTTATGTTGGACGCATGGTTAGCCCATTCAAGGCTAAGGACGTTGATGCTGATCCTATTGGTAAAGAACTAGCTAACCTTAGAGTTAGCATTAAGCCTCCTGCTAAGAGATGGAACGGCACTGAGTTAGACAGTGAACAGTACTATGTCTATAGCAAAGCCAAAGGTCAATATCTATACAACGGACTTAAGTACATTATGCAGGACCCTGCTTGGGCCAGTACACCTGTTGTAACCAAGAGAGTTATTATTGATACCTTGCAAACGGAAGCCTCTAAGGTTGGCGACGTTATGTTAGTGGGTACGTACCCAGAGTTAATTAAACAGAAGTACGTGGATAATAATTCCATTATTAAGAAGCTCAAGAGTCCTACTCAGGAACAGATTAATGAACGTACTTTCCACCCATTCACTAACCCCAAGTTACAGGAAGCTCCTAAGCCACAATCGGCTATAGAACCTGCTAAAAAGCCTGTAGAAACAGCCAATAAAGCATTGACAAGTAATACCATAGGCGGTATAACTAGCGTTTCTGGGTTAGAAGTTCTGGCTTCTAATGCTCCAGGAGTATCCTATGATCCGCTAACACACACTATTACTAGAGGTCCAGATGTGTCAGATGACGCTATTAGCGCACTGGTAAAAGGAAGGAACTCCGAGTGGGAAAACCAAACCATTAAAGTTAAGTTAGAAGACGGTAGCACTGTTGACGTACCGGCCAAGAAAGCTGCTAGAATTATGAAGAGTAAACTCAAGACAGCTAGAAGGCTATTAGAGGAATACACTAGTGAGGCTTAAAAGTAAAGACTTAGGTATTTCTTTAAAGAAAGAAGAACCTCTTCCACAAAGAGTAGAAGTCCCACGAACCTTAGATGAAGAAGGTATGGTACTTCGCTTTGAGGATGCTGTAACCCGTTTACTAAACCCTATTATAGACAGACTTGATGTTCTTGTGGAAGAAGAAACCAAAGAGCCTGTTAAAAAAGAGTTTGCGTGCGAGGTTATACGAGATGATTTTATGTTCATTAAAGAAGTTAAGGTTAAAGAGCTTTAACGTACAATATTAATAAGGAAACCAAACTATGTCTATGTCTAACGCTACCGAAAATGATCTTATGTTATTGTTCTTTAATAAGACAGCCTTATCTTGGGATGCCTTAACTGACCTTTATGTAGCCTTGTATACCGCTGATCCTGGTGAAGCTGGGAGTGCTACGACCAACGAAACGTCTTACACTTCCTATGCTAGAGTTAGCGTAGCTAGGTCTGGTGTTGGTTTTACCGTTTCCGGTAACGCTGTTCAGAACGCCGCTCTTATTCAGTTCCCGCAATGCTCGGGTTCACCACAAACTATTACTCACTTTGCGGTTGTTACTACCTCGGCTGGTGCGGGTCAGATCATTGTCTCTGGCGCTCTGAGTGCGTCTTTGGCTGTTGCCTCTGGTATTCAGCCTCAGTTCGCTGCTGGCGCGTTAACGGGTACTGCGGACTAATATGGTTCGTACAGTATCGGACATATCAAACGCTTATATAGCAGGCCAAAATACCTTTCGATACTACAGAAAGGCACCTACACAAGCTACGTCTGCTGGTATTTGGTTTGATATGTCCATGAGTCCAGGTACACCAATTCCTAATTACTACGCTGCTTCCCCCAACGTAGCGATTGCTTTAGCACGCTCTACGGATGGGGGTCTAGACCACGGGGGTAACGTATCTCCAAGTACTAAATACCTACATCGTTTTATGATGATGAACGTTACCGCCACGGCCTTGCCCCTTCCTACTATTATTGCTGATTATCTAATGTACTATCCGTTCGTGGATATGAGTACCACAGATACGCAACCTCTTACAACTGGTATAACTCTGCCAAGATACTCTACAGGGGCAGGTGTTAAAATAATGGCTGTGTGCGTGGCTTCTCAAACCGGGGGAAGTTCCTTTTACGTAACGTACACAAACTCAGAGGGTGTGGCTGGTAGAGTATCTCAGACAGTTAGCGTTAATACCCAAGGTTTAAACGGAACTGTAGTTACAACGGCCAAAGCTACAGCAGGTTTAGGAAGTCCTTTTATTCCTCTTCAAGCTGGGGATACAGGGGTTAGGTTGATAGAAAGCGTTACCTTCGTAGGTACAGACGTTGGGCTTATTACGCTAGTCCTCGTAAAGCCTTTGGCTCAATTCACACTCTACGACATTACCGCACCCGTAGAAAAGGACTTCTTTATTGACCATAGCATCTTACCAGTTATCCAGGACGATGCCTATTTAAATATGATTGTTTGCCCCGCAGGGTCACTATCAGGATCAGTTTTACTAGGAACAATAGATACATTTTGGAGTGACAATTAATGGCTGGCTTTTCTTCTCAAGACGATATGATTACTAACATCACCACCAATGGTAAGTTCTGGCGTACAGACTGGGCTAAGCAGATGAACCCCACTGCTGCTGCCGTTGCCTCCGAATGGCACAGCTTAGCAAGAGGTGGTGGTAACCCTCAAGCCGACGCTATCTTTGACGTTGGTACTACCTTGCAGTATCAAGGTATAACAGACTTAACCACTAACGCTGGCTGTCTTTACCACGGTGGTAACGTTGGTGCTGCGGGCGATGGTTATAAGACTATTCTTAATGCGAGCGCATTCTCTGCTGCTGCCACTACCATGCCCGCAGTTCTTATGTGCGTTGACGTTGTTGGTTTTGTAAGGGTAACGGGTGTAACCACTGCAACTGCTCAGACTATAATCGACTCTAATACGTTTACTGCGTCTTCTTCTTCGGGCCTGTTGCTTACTTACACGAACGATTGGCAGAACTACCAGAAGGTTAGGTTCACTACCACGACTACATTACCAACGGGCCTTAGTACTAACACGGACTACTGGCTTGTTCGTGTTTCATCCACCACTGCGCGTGTTGCTACTAGCTACGCCAACGCCATTGCTGGTACTGTTATTGCCTTTACTGACGCTGGTACTGGTACACACACTTTAACGGTTAGGCACAATAGATACGGAGATGGTGCTGGTATCCAGTCTATTTGGATTAATCCGGCTGCTACCGCTATGGGTGCGGCTACTCCAACATTAACGTTCCCTTCTTACACCAACAGTGCTGGCACTACATCCAGAGCAACGCCATCTTCTCCATCTGCCCCTGTCGGTAAAACTGGCGCAACTAATAGCCATGTGCTGTACTCTGGCGCAACTGGTGCTGGTAAGTACGGTCCTTTCCTTCCCCTACAAGCTGGTGATGCTGGTATTCAATCTGCACAAACTATTCGAAACAACGTATCTTACGTTTCTGGTACGTACACGGCCTTGTTCGTAAAACCTCTTTTCACACTTCCGTTAACTACTTTAGGCGTTGCTGGTGAGCGTGAGTTTACCTCACAATTGCCTAGCTTCCCTCGCGTGTATGATGGCGCTGCTCTGTATTTCTTCCTGTACTCTGGTGCTGCTACCCCTGCTAACTCTGCGTTCTATGGTCATATTGATTTTGGGTGGTCATAATGACCTTACAAGAAGCAATTGAGCTTGTCAATAACGTAACTGCATGGAAGGGTAATGCT